CTGCGGCCCTGCGTCCCCGGTGTCGCCCTTCGGCCCGGCCGGACCCGGATCGCCCCGAGGGCCGACGAGCGAGGCCAGCCACTCCTGCTCCGAGCCGGCGAAGCCCGACTGCACCGCGACCTCGTAGGCACTGGCGCCGGCCGTGCCCGATCCGGACCCGTCCCCGGGATCGCCCTTGTCGCCCTTCGGCCCCTTCAGAGAAGCGAGCCACTGCGCCTCCGACCCGGCAAAGCCTGCGTCCAGCGCCACCTCATAGGCCGACCGCCCATCAGCACCCGCGGCGCCGGTGTCCCCTTGGTCCCCCTTCGGACCCTGCGCGCCGGCGGGACCGGGCTCGCCCTGATCCCCCTTCGGACCGGGCACGGGCTCTGGCAGGTCGGGCAGATCCGACGCGGACAGGCCGGAGCCTTCAGGAGCAAGCCGGATTGCTTCGACGATCTCGGCCCCCGCATCGCGGAGGAGCTTCTTCGGTGCAGTTGCCATCAGGACACCTCGTAGGGATTGCCATCGGCGTCGACGAGCAGCGTGACGCCATCGTTGTCGTAGAGGAGGACCGCGGCGGGCTCGGGATCGGTCTCGCCAGACGCGGGCTCGATCGCCTGCTCTTTCGAGATGAGCCCTTGCGCGGCGAGCCGGTGGCGACCCTGCACGGATCGCCAGACATTGAAGTGGTAGACCTTACCCTCGACCAGCGCCTCGACCGCCGCGGGAGGCTCATCGAACTGATCGCCAACGGCCGAGAACTGGCAGAGCGGGCCGGCGGCGCGGCCGGCCGCTTCCTCGTCGATGGTCATGAGCAGGTCGCCCACCAGGTCCGGCCTGCGCCGGATCTGCACCGACAGCCACTCGCCATCGTGGAACCGGATATCCTGCCGAACCACCTCGGCGGTGCGGAGCGTGATGATCGTGCCCATGCGGATCAACCTGCGCAGCCCGCGTCGAGCCGGCCGATCAGCCGGACCCCGGTCGCCAGCACCCGAGGAGTGCCCTCGGCCGCCAGCGCGGCGGCATGGTCAGCCCGCTCGACCCGCGTGCCGTCGCAGATGGCCCTATCGCTTACCGGGAGACCGAGAACGCAGCCATTCGCGCATAGCGCCAGCATCGTCCAAAGGGGGGAGGTCCGCATTTTCGATCCTTTCGCGGGTTTTCCGTTGGGAGGCCTCGGCCTCGGCCGCGACCTTCTCCCGCGCGGCCTTGGCACCCGAGCGACGAGCCGCGAACCAGATCCCCGCGCCGCCGAGGAGGAGCGCGAGGAGCGTCGAGAGGAGATCGATCACGTCTTGCCTCCGCGCGCTTTCGCCACGCGGCTCGCGACGAAGGTGACGGCGAATCCGGCAAGGCCGGTGAGAAGCACGGCCACGCTCTCAAGGTCGAAGGTGACCCGCCCGGAGGGAGCGTCGAACACGACGAGGCCCTGCCCGGCGAGGAACGAAAACACGAAGTAAAGCGCCATGCGGATGGAGAGGCCCATGTCAGGCTCCTTTGCGAGAGAAGATGGAGGAGAGGAAGGCGAGGAGACCCGCGAACGGGTTGACGACCACGGCCGGCGCCGGCCGCAGGAAGGCGAGCGCCTCGTCGATCAAGAGCCGCCGGATCGGCGACCAGACGACCCGGCCGGTGGTGGTGACCCCCCAGACCGTGATCTGCGAGGAGGGATAGAAGCCGGTCCGGAACAGCCGCTCCTCGGCCCGCCGGCGGTCAGCAATGCTCGAGGGCTGCATCCAGCCGAAGAAGGCGTTCGCGGCTGACTTTCGGTCGTCGGCATTCAGGTAGCTGGTCAGCCGAGCGCGCCCGATCCCCCCGGTGTTGAAATGGAACGAGACCAGAGCATCGAACTCGTGCTGCGCCAGAGGCACCCGCACCGCGTCGAGCACCTCGGTCTCGTATTTCAGAAGATCCTGCCGGAAGACCCGGAACACCTCCCGGAGCGCCGCCTCGAGATCCGCGGGAATGCCCCGGGGCATCTTTGCCGGATCAGGCAGACCAGCCTGGGCGGTATGCCCGACCCCGAAGGTCCAGTTGCCCTCGGAGTCGAGATAAGGGCCCGGCACGATCCCCTCGTGCGCGAGCAGAGCGGCAACGCCGCGGTCCGACATCCGCATGATAAAGCCCCAAATGAAAAAGCCCGCCGAAGCGGGCATGGTTGACGGGAAGCAAGAAGGTTCAGCGGCGGCCGGAGCGCGCCAATTCGATGGCGAGCGCGTGAAGGCTTCGATCCGCCTCCACGATCTTCTGCGCCGCATCGCCGACCGCCGCGGTATTGTCGTCGAGGGCTTCCCGGAGACCCGAGACAGCGTCGACGATCTCGCGCGCTGCGCGGCCGTCGATCAGAGCGCCCGCGACTTCGGTCACCTCGCCCCGAGCAGGCGCAGCCCTGACCTGATCCTTCGCCTTCTTGCCGCCCAGGATGAGCGTGAGCGCGGTTGCGAACCCGACGATCACGGTCGCGATCTGTTCAGCATTCAATCCCCACATTTCAGCGCAGCGCCCCCGAGAGCACCATGTCGCGCCGAGACAGGTAGATGTTGCGGAGCTCGAGCGCCATGAAGGTGCCATAGGCCACGATGCCGGTGGGCGACCCTCCATCGGAGAGATAGGCGACGAGGATGCCGAGCGTGAACAGGAACCAGAAAGCCATGGCGATGAGAGACGCCGCGAGCCGGATGGCTGGCGAATAGGGGAACTCCCGAAAGGTGCCGTTGATGAGAAGCGCGGCCAGACGGCATATGGCGCAGATCATGATGACGATGCACCACGCCACCTCGTCGCCATAGCGGGAGACCGCCTTGAAGGACGGGCTGGTCAGGAACAAGGCGTCGTCCAGATAAAGCAGCCACCCGATGCCCAGCAAAGGGACCGCCATGATCCATTCGGTCGCGCGGACCGAGAAGTGATCCCGCGTCCCGCTCCATATCCGACGAACGACTATCAAGGTTCCTGTCCTTCCCTTGGGAGGCGCCGCCAGACGCCTGTTGCAAGCAAGGGCACCCAAGCCGCCAGAACGGCCACGGACGCCGCGTAGCCCGCGCACAGCGCCGCGGAGGCGAAGGCAGCGCCCACACCCACATGCAGGCCATCCGAGAGGCTGTCCCCCCAATCCGAGCCGGGCTGGAAGAAGCCCTCCCAGATCGCAAGGTAAAGACCGACCACCACCAGCGGAGCGACCACTGGCGGCAGGCCGAGCCCGAGCGCGAAGATCCCGAGCGGCAGGCCGACCATCGCGAAGTGCCCGGCCTGATTGGTCAGCCACGCATAGGGCTGGCCCGGCTGCGCGTCCGGCTCGAGCATCACACCGACACCTGAGAGGCGACGATGAACAGCTGATCAATCTCCTCGGGAGAGAAGCCCAGCAGGAACCCGAGCGTGTCCATCGTCTCGGAGTCGCGCACCAGCATCGTGGCCCCGCGGATCGCCGCGCGCATCGCCCACGGATAGGAGGGATCGTCCGCGATGCCCATTGCCTGCGACCACCGCTCCTCGCCGACCACGATCATCGCCTGCATGACGGACACCTCGCGCGGAATGGTCGCCCGGTGCGCCGCGAGATCGTCGGCCGCGACCTGCTCCGGCGTTCGCGGATCGAACCAGACCCCGGCGGCGTAATCGAACTCAGCCCACGGCCCCGGGCGCGGAGGATAGGCAACCGGTTCCTCGCCGCGCATGTAGTGGGAGCTCGGCCGCACCGGCGCGTCCACCCAGACGAGCGTCTCGTCGGGCCCGAGGTTCTCCTCGGCGGTATCGCGACCGCCCTCTAGGGTCTTCGTGATGCGGCCCTCGGCAGTGCGGAACACCCACGTCATTTCTTGGCCCTCAGAACGCCGATGCCGAGATCGGAATAGGTGACCGTGCCAGCGACGGTGGCATATTTTCGGGCTTGAAGCCTGATCACGAGGCTGGGGCTATCCGCGATGAGCATGAACGTCCTCTCGTAGTTTTGGGATGACGTCTCCCCGATCTCTGTGATGAAGCCGGTCCCAGCCTTCACAGCCCCGTTGAGCACGATCCTGACGCCATTCTGCGCGCTATTCCCGATACCGGGTGGCGGGATAACGCACGAAACGTTGACCATGATCTTGTCACCGACAGTCACGGTCTTGGTGACAGAGGCCAGATCGATCCAGTTGTCGTTCAAACCGGTCAGGTTGACGTTCGCGAAAGTCAGGGCGTCCATGGTCGTGATCGCATCGCCAGCGACGTGGAAGGTATCGACGGCGAGCTCGCGGATCTGCGCCGAGCCAACCACGAGCGCACCGATCTGCGCCTGTTCCGTGATGATCGCCTCGGTCGCGACCAACTCCGCTCCGGTGATCGACCGAGGCGAGATGAGCATCGAGGCCGACCGCTGCCGGACGCATTCCATGTTGGTGATATAGACCGCGCCGAGATCGGCCGCGCGCCGCATCAGCTGGATGATGCAAGACGACGCCCCGGCCGGCGCAGTGACCGGGCCGAACTGAACATCCTCCCACGCCCCGCCCGTCTTGTTCCGCAGCCTGGTGTCGGGAGTGCCGATCTGCGCGCCAGAGGCGTCCTGCCAGACGAAGCGATAGCCGAAGGTCGCGTCAATGCCCGAACCCATGCTGGCTGCAGCAGCATCCATGCGCGCCGAGAAACGCTCGCCCGCGCGCACGTCGAACTTCGCGAGGCGGAGGGCTTGCAAAGCGGCGTCCGGGAATTGCCGAAGCACATATGGCGTCGGGGAACTGGCGAGCACCGCGGGAGACGATGACTTCGGGATCACCAAGTAGCTCGGCGGCAGTCCACCCCAGCCCCTCGTGTCGCCATAGGTCATGGCGCCATTCAGGATCAGGTTACCCGAGAAGTCGGTCACCACCAGCTGCGGCAGAGAGACCGTGCCATCGAGGAGAATCTGATCGGCGGCGAACCTGATGTGGGACACCGGACCGTTCGGATTGTTGGCCGCGACGAATTCACCGATGGCGCCCGCCGACCCCGCCTGCACCCGCAGGACATAGCTGGCCGCCGCACGGCCCTCGATATCGGCAATGGCCGTGCCCTGCGCGGTCACCGACGCCATTGCCTCGCCCACATCAGCGACGAGATCCGTCAGCGTCGTCGCCAGCGCGGAGTTGGGGCTGATGTTGAGCCCGAGGATGTTCGTGATCTTGCCCTGCAGAACGTCGTCGCCATCGGCGATCATCCCGGACAGCGTGTTGTAGATACCCGAGATGGCGCCATCGGTCTGGGCGCGCGTGTAGTAGCCGGTCAGCAGCGAGGCGCGGACCTGCCCGGTCGAATTGAGGATCGCGCTCTCGAGCGAGTCGACCTCGGCCGCGATCGCGTTGTCCGTTCCCGTCTTCGTGTAATAGCCGCTGAGGGCGGAGGCCCGAACCTGCCCGGTGGCCGAGTTGAAGATCGAGCTCAGGTCCGCCGTGACCTGATCCAGATCGTCGAGCACCTCATCGAACGCGGACGCCAGAGTCCCGGTGAATCCCGCCACGAGCGCATCCAGATCCGCCTGCACGTCCGCGGCGGCCTGGGCGGCAGCTTCGGCCTCGGCCGCAATCTGGTCGGCATCGAAATTCAGGTCGTCGATGACGGCGGCGACAGCCTCCTCGATGGAGCCCGGCGCGAGATCCTTGCTGCCGATCCGGACGTTGTCCGTGAGCACCGGCACCCAGCCGGTCCAAGGCGTCCGCGGCGTCAGCTTCGAGATGAGCCGAGCCCGCACGAGATAGGCGGTGAACGGCAGGACGTTCTGCAGCACCCACTGGAAGGGCTCGTCCCAAGGGCGGATGACGTCGATCACCGGATCCACATGCCCGGGCAGCGCGACCTGAATGCGGATGCCCGTGACCCCGCGCTCGGTCCCGTCGCACCGGGCCAGGATACCGGGCCGCCGGGCGCTGCCTTCCTCGTCCCGCACGCTGTGGGGCTCGGCACCGAAGCCGCTGATGACCTGCGTCGGCGGCCGAGGATTGCGCGGCACCGTCACCACGTTCTCGACTTCCCAATCCGACGACCAATCGTAATCGGCCGGATCGATCTCGCGGATCTGCACCACGAGGCACAGCCCGGGCAGAGGCGTGACCGACTCCACCACGAACCGCTTCTGATCGTAGCCGTTGCGCTGGCTCGTCCAAGTGAGCGCGTCGACCAGCGGCTCGAGGAAGAACGCGTCCGGAGGCAGGCAGAACTGGTGCGTCCGCGTCCGGCGGAAATCGCGCAGCTGGGCCCGCATCAGGCGCCGGACCTGCCGAGGATGGGGGCAGGCCCCGAACGTGACCGCGACAGGCAGGCTGCGACCGCCATCCTCCGCGAGGTAGTCGGCCGCGACATAGGTCTCGGTCGTCTTGCTTGCCCATTTTTCCGCCGGAAGCGGGAAGGTCGCCTGAATGGCGTTGAAGGTTTCGGTCAGAGGCGCGAACGGCCGGTAGGACTGACCCTCGGTCACGACGATATCCTCGTCGGTCATGACGAAGGCACTGGCCCCCGGCAGACCGACGATCGGCTTCAGGACGCCCCCGCAGGATGCGAAGCGCATGTTGGCCGACGCGCCGATCTCCTTCAGGACGTCGAGCGGCAGCATGTCGACCGAGATCTCCATGCCGCACCGGGCATAGGGCTCGGTTCCGCCGCCAGCGAGGTTCACCCCGTCATCGCAGGCGTTCATGGCGGCGACCCACTCGGCGAGCGGAAGGCGCCAAGACGGCAGGTTGCGACCGCCGAAGATCCACTCGCCCTGCCAGTAGATCCCGCGCGCGACGTTGTAGGCGATTACTGCGTTGTTGGAGGTGCCCTCATACGTCGACTGCTGGCCCCAGCGTTGCGGCCCGGAACCACCGACGCTGCTATCCCGCCGCGGATCGTAGAGCGGCAGAGGTTCGGGCTCGACGAGGATCGACGGCACCCGCGTCATCGACTCGGGATCGTAATAGTAGGTTGCGACGAGGTAGGCCTTGCCGCGGCCGACCATCGCCTCCGTCCAAGGATAATCCTCATCGTCCTTGAAGCGGGCGACCAGCTCTGCATCCGCCGCGGTCTGGGTGCCGTCCACGAGGCGAACCCACATGCGGTCCCGCTCGCTGGGCTCGCCCACGTCCTCGGAGAAATTCTTGACCGGAGAGCCGAACTGGTAGGTTTTCCGACCGACACGATCGACCTTCGCAGGCAGCACATCGTCCCAATCGATCTCGGCGACCTCGTCGTTCACCCAGATGCGCTTGATCCCCGAGATCGGGATGGCCGAGATCTCGATCACCTCGACGAGGAAGCGGGTGTCGCCGCCGAACGAGCCCGCATACTTCCGCTTGCCGGCCGTTGCATAGTCGCCGACGCAGAAGGAGAGCGGCAGGTCATCCCCGAGCTCAACCGTATGCTTGACGTTCGCCTTCGCCTTCTCGAGCTTGGGCCCGAGCGCCGTCGAGAGCAGCTGCGAGCCGATCGCCAGAGTGACCTGCGCAAGGAAGGTCGCAGCCGCCGCGCCAAACCCGATCGCGCTGAACACAGCCGCGACAGCGCCAACGACCGGACCAGCATGTGCGGGACCAGCGGCCAACGCGAGGAGCGCGGCCCAAAGCAGAACGAATTTTTTCAAGGGATCACCCGACCTTGAATGCCCGAAGCATTCGGTCCCGAGGCAGGCTGCCGAGCCCGCTGTCCGTCTGGACGATGAGGCGGGACACATCGACGACGCAGAGCGCCTCGCCGAACGGCCCTTCGGCCTCCACAATTCCGATATCGCCGACCCGCGCGAAAACGGGATGCTGCTCCTCGAGATGCAGCGCCACGAAGTCACCGAGCGACTTTGCCCGCTTCAGCACGATCCGCAGACCGGCGCCGGGCGAGTCATAGCGACCGCGCCATTCCGCCCCGACATCCTCGCCGGTGACCGCCTGCACCGCGCCGCAGGCCAGACCGATGGCGCAGTCCTGTCGACCCCACCCGAACGGCTCGCGCGCCTGCCGGTCGATCTCCGACCAGAGCCGGCTGCGCCAATCCTCGCGCCGCCTCATCCCTGATACCACTGCACGTCGCGCGACCCGACCACCGACGAGTAGCGCGAGAACTGATCCCCGGCCTGCCGGCTGATCTGATGCGCATGCGACGACTTCGCCGGGTTGGGCGTGGCCAGCAGCGCGATCAACTCGTCCCGCACCGTGAGGTTGATGCCTCCCTCGCCGTCGACCGAGGGCGTCGAGATCGGCCCCTCATCGACAACACCCACCCAGAGCAGCTGCGGAGCCGAGACGAAGTCCCCGCCGACCATCGACGTGGCGTGGATCTCGCAATAGGCCATGCGGACGTCATAGCCGCGAACCAGCACCTGCGCCGCGTCCGCAAGCTGCGAGATCGTCACGGTCACCGGCTGGTCCGACAGATCCCCGACATACTTCAGGCCGCTAACCGACAGGCCGCAGCCGCCAACATAGGTGCGCTGCTGAGTGCCGCCCTCCGGCCGCGGGACCGCGAGCGAGATATCCTCATCCCCCGACCACAGGCCGAAGTCGACCCGCTGGAGCGTCTCCCTGTCCAAGGGGCGGAACCAGGCGAACCAGACCGGAGCGAGACCCTCGTCCCGCGCCTGCGCGAGGTGCTCGAGGAAGGCTGCGTCGAGCGCCCTCATACCTTCTGCAGCATGCTGATCGATGCCTCCCTGCCGATGAAGTCAGGCCGCACCCGGAACGGCGCATAGCCGCCCGGCGGGACCATTACGCTGATGACCGGCCGCACCATTTCGACCGCCTGACCGGCGACCACCCAGCGCGGCAGCGCCGGCCAGATCGACACCAAGGCCGAGCCGCCATCGGCGATCGATCCGAAATAGGTCCGACCGCCCGAGCGGATGCTCAAGCGGTCACCGGCCGAGGGCGTGAAGCCGCCGGCCAGCCCGGACAGGCCGATCTGCTTTCTCGCGGCCCCGATGCTGCCGACCGTGATGGCCGTGCCCGGATTGCCGTCGACGGGCGAATAGGACGGATCGGCAAAGAGGAACGCGCCCATGCCGTCGAGCGCATGCATCTTGGCATCGATCTCGCGGGCCTCCGCCGCAGTCCGGGCGGAGAGCGACACCTCGACCTGCCACAGCGGGCGCGCCAGCTGCGCGATCCAGAAACGACCGTCCCCGCTCCCGGACATTTCGTCATTCCGGCGCGGCGTGAACACGATGCTGTCGATCCGCAACTTCGACGACAGGAACGACAACGGATAAGGATTCGAGAGAGCCATTCACCACTGCCTCTGAGGAGCGCGCTGAAACTGCTGGATGCGCGGCCGGATGTTCCGGTCGACCGCCGCCGCGGCGCTGGCGGCCTCGCGCTTCGCGACCCGCGTCACATAGAGGTTCCCGGACTCGTCGAAGCCGCAGGTCACATGCACGTCGAGCGCGCCGCCGCCCCCGTCGCCCGACAGGATGCTCTTGGTGGTCTGGGCATCGAACACCCGCGAGCCTCGAGGCAGGTTCACGAGCTCGCGCCCGCGCTCCCCGACCATCGCGAGCCCGCCCGGCGCGCTGTTGGTGCCATTGGCGAAGCCTAGGATGCTCCGGATGCCAGAGAAGAACCCGCCGCCGCCGCCACCGCCGCCGGAGAAGCCGCCCGAGAGGGTCTGCCACGCCGCATTGGCGAACATCTGCGACAGGCTCGCCAGCAGATCCCCAATCGCCCCGTTTAGATCCTTCGACTTGGTGATCAGGCCGACGAACGCCTCGCGCCCCGCATCACCCAGACCCGCAAAGGCGTCTTCGGTCTCCTCGGTCTTCTTCTTCAGATCCTTGAGCGCCTTCTTCGCCCCGCCGCCGCCCCCCTTGCCGTCGCCCGCGCCATCCACCGCATCGGTGATCGCCTGGCCCATGCCGGCCGCAGCCGACGCGGTGTTGTTGAACTCGTCCTTTGTCCCGGCCACCGCGGCCTTCAGCGCCTCCACCGACGCGAGCGGACCCGTCGCGGCATTGGCGAGCGCCGCCGCATGCTGCCGACCTTGCTCGGCCGCGCCGCGGTAATTCTCGGCCAGCCCTTCGAGCTCGTAGACGACCGACTGCGCAGCGATCGCAGCGTTGTTGAAGCCGAGCGCCAATTCGTCCATGCCCATGGCCTGCGCGCCACCGACGAGAGAGCGAAGGAAGTCGGCCCATGCGCCGCGGAGGCGGCCCAGCATCCCGAGCCACGCCGCATAGACGTCATCGGCCACAGCCTGCACCGCGTTGGTCACCGCCGAGGCGGCGAGCCCCATCCGCTGCCACGCCTCGACCGCGACGTCCTTCAGGAGCGACATCGCGTTGCCGAAGCCACCCGCTCCGGTCACCAGCCGGCTGAACTGATAGACGAGCTCGCCCGCGCCGACGATGAGGAGGCCGAAGCCGGTCCGCATGATCGCGCCGCGCAGCGCCGTGATGGCGCCGACCAGAGAGAAGGCCGCCAGCCGCGCAGCCACAAGAGCAGCCACATACTGGCCCGCGAACAAGCCCGCCGCCGTGGCCGCATAGGTCGTCAGGCGGCCGATGTTTGAAATGAGCCCATCCAGCACAGCCCGCAGCGGCTGACCCGCCTCCATCATGCCGACGAAGGCGCGCGACATGGAGGCGATGCCGGGAGCGAACTCGGCTCCCACCCGCAGCGCCAGACCCGAGAGCACAGTCCCGACTTCGGCCACCGCCGCCCGAGCTCGAGCAAGGGACGCCACCGTGTCGCCGTCGATGATCCGGCCCAGCTGCTGCGCCCGGTCCCCGAGCACCCCCATCTGCTCGCCGTTGTTCCGCAGCAGCGGCAGGAGGAGCGTGGCGTCCGAGGCCAGCGCCTCCATGTAGAAGGTCATGTCCTGCTGCGAGACACCGGCCTTCTCGAGCGAGGAGACGTAAAGCTGCAGCGCCTCCGGCCCGGACAGCCGCTGGAACTGATCGGCCGTCACACCCACCTTCGGCGCGATGTTCTCCATGAAGTCCTTCAGGGGCCCGCCGCCGGTCTGGACGAAGTCGCCCACCCGGTCGTTCACGTCCTTCAGGATATCGGCCAGCTTCTCCTGCTCGATGCCGACCGAGGAGGTGGCCGCCGACCACCGCTGGAACTCCACCGGTGCCGCGTTCGCGACCTGCGAGAGCCGAGTGATCTCCCGCCCCGTGTTCATCGCGGTCGAGGCCAGCTTGGTCAGGCCGGCACCGACACCCGCACCGGCGAGGGCACCCCCCAGCGCGGCGAGCCGCGTCCGCAGCTGATCCGCGCGAGAGGTAGCCTCCTTCGCTCCGCGCGAGAACTGCGCACTGTCGAGCCCCAGCGTCACCCGGAGCGCGCCGATTACACTACCTGCCACGCGATGCCTCCACCCTTGCCCGCCATTCCTCTTGCGTGATGGTCGGGAGAACCTTGTTCAGCGCCGCCAGCCGGGCACCCACTGCAGCCGGACCGACTGCCTTCCCGGACTCGCGACCGAGCAGCCGCTCGAGCCGAGGCAGCTTCGCCACCCGAGACAGGCCGGCGATCATCCACGCCGCCTCGATCCGGTCCTCGCGTTCGCGCTCGAGCCGCGTCCGCGCCCCGAGCATCTCGATCCAGAACAGCCGAGGCGTCAGATCCCAGAACCGCTCCGGAGGAAGGCCCGCGCCGATGTAGTCGGCGCACCAGGCCGCGAGATCTAGGCCGCCGCCTTCCGCTTTTTTCCCGAGCCCGCCGGCGTGCTCGACTGATCCGGGAACGCCGCCTCGAGCAGCTGCGCGAACACCTGCGGATGCTCGGCCACAATATCGTCGGCCAGATCCGACCCGGCTTCCGGATGGTGCCGCTCGAGCGCAACCTCCACCACCCGGACGATGGCGCCGAAGTGCGGCAGACGCTGCTCCTCGAACGCACCGAGGATCGGCTCGAGTTGCTGCCCGAACTCATCCTGCAGCTTGCCCAGACCGCGCATGCCGAGATGGAGCGTCACGGCGCGACCGCCGACCATGACGTCCAGATCACCCACCACGCGCGCCATCAGGCCGCCTCCACCCGCTCGGAGAGCCGGAAGGTCGCCGTCGCGGTCATCTTGTCTGACACCGGTGCCGAACGGGCATATCCCTTCAGGAACCCGGCATAGACCTCGGCCGCGGACCCGGGCAGCTTGATCTCGATCTGCACCGTCTCGCCCGAGGCCTTGATCTCCTGCAGCATGGAGTCGGTTTCGCCCTCCGGGATGAGGTTCATGGGCACCGACACCTCGCCGCCGTCGATGAGCCCGGCGATGAACTGCTTGCGCCGGCCGGGGCTCTCCATGTGCGTGGTTTCGACCTCGTCGACCTGCTCGTCCGGCATTTCGATATCGCCGACGAGCGCCAGCTTCGTCCAGGTCGGCACCGCGCCGCGACCGACGCGGACCGTGGTGCCGTAACCGATCATCCCCGAAGGGGTCGGGTTAACCGCCATTTTGCTCACTCCATCTGGTGAAGAAATCCTGAGACGACCGGTAAGGCCGCCCCTCGTCCGATCCGGTTTCGCGGGAGAGATCACCGCTCGCCAGAAAGACCCCTTGAAAGCCGCCGCCCCGATAGCCGTTCATGTGCTGCCGAACGTCGCGCGACAGGCGCACCACCTCGGCAAAGGAGGAGGCGTAGACATCGACCTGAACCCGGCTCTCGCGCAGGCTTTCCGCGCCGTCCTGCGTCACGCCCTGCTCGTCCGAAACGAGGTTCAGCACCACGCCCGGGAAGGAGATCCCCTGCGGATGCGAGCCCCAATTCACCCTCCCCGAGCCAAGGCCTGAGACCGCCGGGATCGAGAGGAGGAGCAATCGAAACGCCTCCTCCATCAGCGCACCCGCACCCCGGCACACACGAACGCCACGATCCGCCGGCACACCGGCTCCACGGCGCCAGCAGGCAGGAGCCCGAGCCAGAGCATCCGCGCCAGATACCAGATCGCGAGCCGCGCGACGGCCACGCGCCAACGGGCAACCTCAACGGTCGCCACCACCTCGGTCGAAGCCATGCTTTATCCCCTTGCTGCCTTCGCGGCCTTGCGCTCCGCGCGCCGGATCGCCTTGGAGAGCTCGGCCCAGAGATCCGCCTTCAGGCGATCGAGCACCGCCATGTGATCCTGATCCCACGCCGGCCGCATGAAGGGCTGCGGCCTGTGCCGGATGTTCCCGAATTCCTGATTGTGAGCCTGGGGCAAAGGCCCCGCGCCCATGAACACCTCGACCGAGGCTCGATCATCCCGGAACATCTTCCGGTGCTGCCCGCGCTGCCGGCGCGAGAGCGCGGTGCCGACGACGATCGACGACTCGAGATCGAAGCCGCCCGTCTCCGGATCATTCGGCGCGAGGCTGCGCGCGATCTGCGCAGTCGGCTCAAGCGCCTTGATGGCGGCCCGACGCAGGACCGCCTTGCCCGCCGACTTGGTCAGACGCTGCAGGTTCGCGTCGAGCTCGCGAAAGCCCTCGACCTTCACCTTCACCGATCCGTCCTCGCGCCCGCGGTGATCTCGATTTCGACCCGCCGGCCGACCTCCTTCACGCCCACGATCTCGTAGACGAGCCCCTCGCACTCAAGGGAGTCCCGCGGCGTGATGCCGGCCGTGAAGGGCGACCACCGAACCCGGAACCGCGTGGTGACGCTGGCCGCGATCTCGCCCGCCTGCCACCGCTCCCGGTCCGAGACATCCAGCTTGGACCCGCGCACCGGCGCGCCGAGCGCAGCAATTGGCCCCGGCGCCGAACCGAACTCGTCCTCGACGAGCGGCGCCCGGAGGAACTGCACCAGCCGGTCATAGGCCATCAGAACCCCCAGACGAGGTGCGCGATGCGCCCGCGGAACGCGCGCTGAAAATACTCCTCGGCTCCCGGATCGGCATTGCCACGATGATCCATCTGGTGCCGAGCATAGAGCTTGATGGCGGCCCGCACCGAGGGCAGGGACGCCTCTGGCAGCGCGCAGGTATAGCGCACCCGCACCCGGTCCGACTGCGGGCCATCGGCGGTCACATAGAAGCCCGCCTCGTCGCAGAACACCTCGGCATCCGGAACCTCGACGAAGGCGCCCGAGGCGTCCAGGTAGGACACCTCCGCATCAACCACATCGGGCAGCGACAGCCGCAGGTCGCCCCAGCCGTCGAACTCCTCCTGCCAGACCTGCGGCATGATCGCCCGGCCCAGATAGCCGCCCCAGCCGTCCAGCTGCGCGACCGCCTCCTCGACCCAAGACCAGAACATGGCGTCTTGGGAATAGTCGTTGGGATCCGCGTCGAGGTGCAACCGCACCTCGGCCAACTCGATAGGCGCCTGCGAGGGAGCCTCGACGCGAACCGGCTTCATTTCTCAGCCTTCCCCTTGGGGGCGGGAGCCGACTCCTTCGTCGGTGCGGGACCGACGAGGTTGCGCTTCTGCAGATCCGCCATCACGGGACCGCTGACAGTCACGTCCGACCCCTTGCGGAACAGCGACGTGCCCACCCGGATGGTGCGCGCAGCCTTCAACTTCATGGTTGCCTCCTGTTCATGAGGGACCGCCCCGGTCACCCGGAGCGGCCCAAGCCATCACGGCGCGGCGACTGCGGTGCCGAACTCGCCGGTGACGAACGCCTCCGGACGCTTCACGGCGAGCGCCAGACGCTCCTCGCAGCGGATCGAGATCATGTTCTTCTCGAAGTCGTCGGCGTTCTCGGTCGAGATGACGACATTCGCGTCCTCGCGATCGAAGATCTGCGCGCCGGTGGAGAAGGCGCCCGCGAGGAACTCGCCCTCGAACTCCGGGATCTCCGTTTCGACGATGGGCTTACCCCAGAGCGTCGGCCCGGCGAGGCGGAGCGGGTTGGCAAGGACGTAATCGCCAACCGTGTTCTTCGTGAGCTCGATCTTGGCCCAATCCATCATGTGAAGCACGAAGCCCGAGGCCGGCAGACGGGCCAGCTGCGCCTGCAGGAGCGCGAGGCGAAGATCGTCGATCGGCGTCCGCATTTCCGGCGCGAAGGCGGGAGCGAAGGCCGACGCCTGCGGGACGATGCCCTCGATGTTGCCCGCGCCGCCCGCGCCGAACAGGATCTCCTGCTCCTCGACATACTTCAGGCCATACCGCATCTCGGCATCGATCATGGACTGCAGCTGGCGGAAGTCGTCGAGGATCTGCTTCGACGCCTTGAACATGTGCGCAACGGTCACGACCGGCGTGATCTTGGTCGCGAACTCGATATCCGAGTAGGGCTTCGCCGTGCCCTCGGGCACCACCCGGGCAGCATTCGTGAAGCCGGTCTGCTGCACCCAGAAGATCGCGGGCGACTCGGTGCTGCCCGGCGCGATCAGGTCGCGGATGAACAGCCGTTGCTTCGGCGCGACGTCGATGCCCGGCAGGCGCTGGGGCTCGACGACGCCTTCGGCCACATCCGCCGAGGTGACCACGTTCTTGACCACGGGCACCGAGACGCGCCGGCCGCCTTCCACCGCCGCCGCAAAGGCGATCAGTTTCTCGGCCTGCACCGCCTGCTGGCCCCACGACTGCGCCGAAGTCGGCGCCGAGCGACGAGCGCCCTTCTGCTCGACCTCGCCCAGGCGGGCCTTCAGGTCATCCACGACGCTGACAAGCGTGGTCTGCGCCGTGAGCAGCTGATCGACCGAAGCCTTCGTCTCGGTCGACAGGTTGCCCATGTTCTTGACCTCGGCGAAGGCGGCCTCGGCCTTCTTCGAAAGCTCGTTGTCGATACGAGCGACGTCCTTCACGACCCGCTCGAGGATCGCGGCGATTTCCTTGTCCATCCTGGACCTCCGATAATTAGGGCGTCACGCCCGGAACAGGCTCATCTGGGCGGCAAGCACCCGCAGAGCGGAGAGGCCATCGGCCTCCGTTTCGGCAGCGCGCGGCATGCCCTCATCGCCAGCGCCCGGCTTGGCGAAAAGCTGATTGCAGAGACGACGACGCTCCGAGCGCGGCATCCCCGATTTTGCGAGAGCGGCATCGAGGCGCCGCAGCGCCGACGCCTGCGGCTGTTCGTCCTCGGCCACCGCATCGGACGACAGAAGCCCATCGGCAAACCCGGCCGCGATCGCCTCCGAGCCGCCCATCCACGTCTCCTTGTCGAGCATCGCTGAGATCTCGGCCGCCGAGACACCGGATCGGGCGGCATAGATATCCGCAAGCGCAGCGTCGAACGGCTCTAGCAGGTCGGCCGCCTCCCGCAGCGCGTGGCGATCACCAGCAGCACCCACCCAAGTGTTGTGGATCATCAGGAAGCCCGCTCGAGCGATAAGCAGATCATCCGCGGCCATCGCGATCACCGACGCGGCCGAGGCCGCGAGCCCGAGCACCTTGACCGTGACGTGGCCCTTGTGCTCCCGCAGCAGCGAGTAGATCGCCAGCCCCTCGAACACGTCTCCGCCCGGGGAATTGATGTTCACCACCACGTCCCGCGGCCCGATGGCGCGCAGCGCGGCCGAGATCCGCTTCGCCGTCACGCCCTCGTCCCAGAAGTCGGACCCGATCACCCCCAGGATCGAGATGGAGCTTTCCTCATCGGCCGCAGCGCGAACGCCCTCGTTCCACCGCTGCTCCGCCCGACCCGAGATCTCGGACCGGACCAGGGGCAGGAGGAGACCGGCAGAAGGCGCGGCGGGAAGTTTGCGGATCGTCATGGCTGCTCACCCGGCGGTTCCGCGCCGGCCTCCGTAATGGGAACGTTCTGCATCTGCATTCGCGGCACATCGCCGCCCTCGACGGGAGGCAGGCCCTCAAGCCGCCGGGCCTCGTTGATGGTCAGCACCCCGCAGTTGAGAAGCGAGGTGTAGTAGGCCGCCCGCGCCGCCGAGTTGCTGCGGAGCAGATCCTCGTAATTGAACTTCGCCGAGAACCGGCCGCGCTCGGACACCGACAGCACCCGCTTTGCCGATGCTTGCTCGATCCGCTTCAGGAGCGCCCGCAGCGACAGGTTCAGCCATTGCTGCATGACGGCTTCGACGCCCGTGCCCCACATCGTCTGGCCCTGCGCGGCGTGGCCCACGAGGATCGGAGGGCATCCCATCCAGCGGCAGACCTCCTCGACGTTGAAGCGCCGATTCAGGATCAACTCCGCATCGCGCGGCGTGATGTTGACCCCCTCGAACTTCACCCCGCCCTCAAGGATGCCCACCCCCGGCGCGTCCTTGGCCGAGTAGCGATCAGCCAGGTTCTTCCGGGCGGCCTCGCGCTGCTCCGGAGTGAGCGCCCCCGGAATGAGGAAGAAGCCCTTCGCCCGCAGCCCGCGGGAGTAGACCTGCCCGGCCGCGCGCTCCGAGGCGATGGCGATCCCGAGCGTCTGGCGCGCATATTCCACCGGCGACAAGCCGACATCGCCGTCCCCGAACGCCTTGACGTGGAAGACCTTGTCGGCTGGCAGGACGACCGCCCGCCCGCGGTCATTGAAGCGATAGAGCAGGTCGTCCCCCCGCCGCTCCACCGCAGTCGTCGCGGGCATGGGCAGGAGCGCCACGACGCGGTTCCCCTGATAGACCTTCTCCGCAAAGGCGTTGCCGGTGGTGCAGAGGCCGAGGATTCGACCCTCCCAGAACTCCATGGGCGTCTGGTCCGCATTCGGGGAGCCACCCAGCAACTCCTGCAGCGGATGGCCATGGGCCACGCGAACCTTCGTCCCGTCCTCTTTCCGCTCCATGACCTCGAGCGAGAGGCTGGCGACCGTCTCGGCCGTCACCCGCGCGCAGGCGAAGAACGCCGAGAGGTTCATGGCCCCCTGCGCCGAGACAGGCTCGCCCGCCCACGTCTCGGCGGCGCCGACCGCCTCGTAGAGATCGCCATCGCGCGCGGTCAGCATCTTGTTGACCAGCTTGTGCCACATCCCCATCAGACCGCCACCACGTTCGCGAGCACATCGTCCATGTCGACACCTTCCTCCACCAGCTGCGCGGTGGCCGCGCCGATCGCCATTGCCGAGGCGACCGCACCGTCGATCCGCGAGGTGCTCCGGTTCTTCTCGAACCGGCGCAGACCTGCAGGCGACGTCCAGAACACCGCCGAGGCCACGGCCGAGCGCAGCGCCGGATTGATCGCGATCCGGATCCGCTTCTCGATCAGCAGCGTCTCGAAGGTGTCGATGCTTTCAGGCATCCAGAGCGGACTGTTCTGCCGCCGGTTCGTGCCCTGCGGATGCTCCACCACCGGCAGGACCGCGCCCATTTCGTCGAGCTCCTCGTCCAGCTTGCGGATCAGCCAGCGGTCATAGGCGACGGCCACCAGCGAGAACCGCTGCGACAGGTCGACCAGATCGGCCGCGACGTAATCCAGGCGGATGACCTTGCCCGGCGTGGCGGTCAGATGCCCGCCCTTCACCCAGAGCTCGTAGGGCGCCTTGTCCCGCTTCGCCCGCTCCTTCAGCGTGGCGCCCGGAGTGAAGCCCTGCCCGAACAGCACGAACTTCTGCTGTGGCGGGATCACCTGACCGGTGGCCTCGTCGACCCGCTCCTCGGTCATCCCGTCGCGGAACACCAGCGCCCGCCACGTCAAGTCCTTGGTGGCCCCGAGATCAAGACCGACCCACGCATCCTCGCCCTCGAAGTCGTCGAGCCGAAGGCTGGCGTCCTCGCAAGCCTCCCATGTCTCGCGCGCGATCCACGCGGCCTCGGCATCCGTCCAGACGCAGAAGTGCAAGCGCAAGATCCCGTTCGCCTTGCCGGGAATGGCGCGGGCCTGCGCGGCCACATCCGCAAGGTAGGCCTCCGACAGCGTGACCCCGAGGAGCGGATTGGCCTTCTTCCAGCACGATGGATCGTTCAGCGGATCGTCGCCCTCGTCGAGGCTGCAGACGAACGAGAAGGTGGTGTCGTCCTCGACCTCGCCGTGAGCGACGGCGACCGCGTGGACGTGCTCCTCCCAGCAGACCGAGTTTCGGTCGGAGCCCGAGTTGGTGATCATCAGCAGCAAGGGCTGACGGCGGAATTTGAAACCACGCTCGAGCATTTCGAGCGTGTCGCGCGACGGATGCTCGTGGAGCTCGTCGAGCAGGACGAAGTGCGGCCGCAGGCCGGACCCGGTCTTTCCCGTGTCCCGGCCGAGCGGGCGGAAGAACGACCCGGTCCGAAGGTCCGCAAGGTTGTTCACCGGGTTGACCCCGGTGGGCGTGATCCGCGACTCGAGCAGCGGAGACTGCCGGACCATCGACACCGCGTCCCCGAACAGGATGCGCGCCTGATCCATCTTCGCCGCCGCGGCATAGACCTGCGCCCCGGCCTCACGATCGGCCATCATCCCATAGAGGCCGATGCCGCCCGCGAGCGGCGACTTCCCGTTCCCCTTGCCCTGCTCGATGTAAGCCCGGCGGAACCGCCGCGTCCCCTCCGCGCGCTTCCAGCCGAACAGCGACCCCACAATGAACTGCTGCGAGGGATGCAGCTCGAACGGCTCGCCGTCGAACTGGCCCTCCGAGAGCCGCAGAACCTGCGGGAAGAAGTCGAGCGCCCGATGCGCAGCCTCGAGATCCCAGACCAACCCGCGCTCGCCGCCCTCCGCCAGATCCCGAATGTGCCGCGCGCAGCTGGCGCGCACGTCTGGGCCCGCGACTTCCTTCCGAGCCACGACCCGCCGCGCCCAGGCGGTCACGGGATCAGCCGAAGAACCGCGCCGCCGGATCTTCGCCTTTACCGCCATCGTCCGCTTTCACCCTCGAGCGGGCGGAAGGCGTCATGCCGAACTCCGCCGCGAATTTCACCATGTCCCGCATTGCCGTGTTCGCCGAGCCGACCAGAGGATTCTGGATCGCGTTCCCGTTCGACGTCTTGATCATCAGGCCGCGCGTGACCTGATCCCGCTCGGCCATCCGCGACAGCGCCTCCTCGGCCTGCACCCACCGGCCGTAGGCTTGGCAGTAGGCAGCCAGCGCCGCCCGATCGACGTTCGAGAGGATGCCCAGCGCATAGAGATCCTCGACGACCCGCGCCCACTCGCCCCGAGCAGGCTCCGACAGGAAGGCCGGCGCGGCGAGGCGAACCGCCTTCGGCTTCGGCTCCTTGTCGTTCCGGCGATCGGCGCGGTCCGTCCCGGCGATCACCTTCAGGTTGGTGGGAGTGGGCTTTCGCCCGCGAGGCGGCATGGCTTAATCCGTTGTTTTTATTTGTTATTCGCTTGCTTGCATCGCAAATTTGCGACATGGTGGTGTTACAGCGAAGGAGACGACACCATGACAGCCACCACCACGATCCGCCTCGACTACACCGCCACCCGCAAGCACTACGAAGGCATGTCCGCAGACATGGCCTGCGAGCAGCTGGAAATGGACCTGAGCCAAGACGGCATCAACACCAGCGTGCTCTGCGGAAGCCTTGGCTTCATCTTCGACGTCCCCACCGACAACCTGCTCGACTGCTGCAAGAGCCTCGCCGCGATGGGCCTGATCAGCTGACCTCAACCGCCGGGCTTCTGCCCGGCACCACTCCCGGAGACAGACGATGAACCGCCAGATCCACTTCGTGCACGACCTGCTCGCCGCCGCCACCGAAGCCCTCGTCCAGCGCGACGGCGACACCCTCACCCAGCTGGTCCGCACCGCCGGGGGATGGCTGCAGAGCAGCGAGGAGACCGAGACCCAGACCCGCCTGCTCCTCGCGATGGCCGAAGCCGCCTACCTTCTTGATGGCGAACCGAGCGAGCTCGAGGAGGACGACTGATGCCCGATGCCGACGAGAACTGAGGCTGCAGCGCCGGGCGAAAGCCCGGCCCCCACCGGAGAGACGCCATGACCCCCTTCTACCTCTTCCAGACCGCGACCTGCCTGATCGCCGAAGGCAACCGAACCGAAGCGGCCGAGATCATCGAGCGCGCCATCCAGACCATCGACCGGACCGGAAAGGACACCTACATGCGAGGCGACCTCGAAAAGCTGCACCGGAGCCTGAAGAAATGACCGCCGACGACTTCAACAACCTGCAAGCCAGCCTCGGCATCAGCCGCGCCGAACTCTGCCGCCGCCTCGGACTGGCCCCGAACACCGGGACCGCCTACGCCCTCGGCCGGAAGGACATTCCCCTGACCGTCGCGCTCGCCTGCGCGGCGATCGCCCTCAACATCCAGCCCTACGGAGAGCCGACATGAGAACATTCGCTGTCAGCCGCCCCACCACCCGCAAGCGCCGCGTTCGGGCCTTCAACGGCGAGACCGCCCGCCACGCCCTGAAGGAAGCCGGATTCGACAAAGGCCGCGAGTGCTTCGGCTTCAACAAGGGGCAATTCAGCTTCATCGACCTGCTCGAGGCCGCGCTCCACTACACCGGCCCCGGCAAGGTGACCTGCGCCACATGGACGGCGGCCGACGCCGACCTGCGCCGGATTGCGGCCCAGATGGAGAACCGCCTGATCGAGCAGATCCGGTGGATCGTGGATTACAGCTTCGAGACACGGCAGCCCGAGTTTTGCGCCACCATGCGCCGTCTCTTCGGCGACGAGTGCATCCGGACGACCGCCAGCCACGCGAAATTCGCGCTCGTCGAGACCGGCGAATGGCGCCTCGTGATCCAGACCTCCATGAACCTGAACCAGAACAAGCGCGTCGAGAACTTTTGGATCGGCGACGACCCCGACCTGTTCGAGGCTTACAGCGAACTGGTCGCCGACATCTTCGGCATTCAGGGACCGGGCGAAGGCTTCGGCCAGAAGCCCGGCGTCCGGAAGCGGGAACTGCAAGCCCTCGCCAGAGAGCCTGGCCCCTTCGACGGGATCGGCTCCATCGGCACCTTCGGCTCCGACCTGAACACCTTCGACGACTTCTAGCCCCAGCGCGAGAACAGCCGGCGCAGCAGGTAGGACCGCGCCAGCGACACGACCGTGAAGGCCGCCGAGATCCCGAACGCCTCGCCGGGATCGACCGACACCCCGAACGCCGGCAGGATGATCATGGTCGCGACGACCGACACCCCATAGCCGACCACCACGTTCGTGACCGCCTCCACCCCCGACATCACGCGGCCTTGCATCTGGCCCCCACCACCGCGAACGTCTCCCCCGTCGCCTCGAGAACCGCCTCGCGCCCGGTGAACTCCTGCCACCGCCGCACGATCACGTCCGCGAACTTCGGATCGAACTCCATCAGCCGCGCCACCCGCCCGACCTTGTGGCAGGCGATCAGCGTCGAGCCCGAGCCGCCGAACAGATCCAGCACCGAGTCCCCGCGCCGCGTCGAGTTGACCAGCATGTCGCGAACCAGGCCGACCGGCTTCATGGTCGGATGCTCGACCGACTTCTTCGGCTTCTCCGCCCGGATCACCGAGCCCTCGACGGCCTCGACCGTGAGCGCCTCGCCGCGGATGACAAAGGTTTGGCCCCCGGACTTCACATGCACCGAACCGTCCAGCTGCACCTCGAACGGAACCTCGCCCGCGTCGAACACTGTGGTGCGCGCCCGGCCGCCGAACCACGCATGCGCCGCGCCGGGCTTCCACCCGTAAAGGATCGGCTCGTGCCGCCACTGGTAATCCGAGCGGCCGAGCACCAGCGAGGGCTTCACCCAGACGAGGCATCCCGACAGCTTGAACCCAGCCTCCCGGAACGCGCCGCGGAAATTCTCGCCCTCGGTATCGGCATGGGCGACATAGATCGGCGCGCCCGAGCGCAGCACCGCGAATGCGGAGAGGAACGCCGCCTGCAGGAACTCCCGGAAGGCGGCATCGGCCATGTTGTCGTTCGCGATCTTCCCGGCCGCGCCCTTGTAATCGACGTTGTAGGGCGGATCGGTCCAGCAGGCGTCAATGGACTCGCCCCCGCAGAGCGCCTCCACATCGGCCAGCTTCGTGCTGTCGCCGCACATCACCCGGTGATCCCCGAGGAGCCACACATCGCCGTGCCGCGACAGAGGAGCCGGACCCGGCTCGGGCACCGCGTCGTCCGGGATCAGCCCCTCGGGATCGATTTCCTCCTGCACCAGCCCCGCGAGCTCGTCGTCCGAGAAGCCGGTCAGCCCGAGATCGAACCCGAGATCCGACAGCGCGGCGAGCTCGTCCGAGAGCATCGCCAGATCCCAGCCCGCGTTTTCGGCCACCTTGTTGTCAGCGATGACATAGGCGCGCTTCTGGCCCTCTGACCAGCCCGAGGCGACCATGCACGGCACCTCGACGATGCCGAGCTTCTTCGCGGCGAGGATCCGGCCGTGCCCGGCAATGATGCCGCCCGCCTCATCGAGCAGGACCGGAACCGTCCAGCCGAACTCCTCGATCGAGCGGCAGATCTGCGCGATCTGGTCCCGCGAATGCGTCCGCGCGTTCCGGGCGTAGGGCACCAGATCCGCCACCCGGCGCCGCTCGACCTGATCAGCAGCCCAAGGAAGCGCAGCCCTATCCATCATCGCCGACCCCCGGTCCGAATTTCGACACGCAAAAAAGAAAGGACAGCCGCCGGTCAGGACGCGAGGGCCTGCCGAGACTTTTTCCCACCCCCCCGGGGGCAGCGCAAACTGGCCCGTTTCGGGGGCTCTCACTCAGGAGGGCGACCGCATCGCGCGGTCAGGTTTTCGGCCAGCCATCGGCCCCGATCACCGGCCGCGGACGGCTCCCCGCATCCACCAAGGTCTTGGCCTCGTGACAAGCCACGCAAAGCGATTGCAGGTTGCTCTCCGCATCCGTTCCACCCTTCGCCTTCGGCTTGATGTGGTCGACGTGCCGCGCCACCACGTCCCGTCCCTTGCGGGCACACAGGACGCAGCAGCCACCATCACGCTCGAGGATGCGGAGCCGCAGCTTCTGCCAAGCCCAGCCATAGCCGCGCTCGGTCGTCGTTCCGCGTTCGCCGCGCCAGCTGGGCGCAGGCTTCAGCTTTGAACCAGATCCGTCACCACCCACCGGCCGTCCACCTCGCGCGTCTCGCACCGGAAGCTGGCCAGCACCTTGGCACCGAACCCGTTGGTGGCTCGGAAGGCAGGCAGCACCACGAGGCGACCATCGTCACCCTGCTGCACAGGCCACGCGACCCAGGCGCCCTGACTGGTGATCCCCCATTCGGCCGAGCCCGGATCGTTGAGAACCGTGGTCAGAGCCGACTTGCAGGCGATGCGAGCGAGATCCTGCGGGCGCGTCGGGTTGCTCCCACCCTCGGGCTCGATCGACCACATCAGCCATATGAACCCGCCTGCCGCCAGCACCACCGGCACGGCCACCACGATGAGCAGGATGCGAAAGAAGGTCTTCATCGGCGAGGTCTCCACGATTGCACAACTTCCGGTGTTAACGTGCAAGCGCCGGCAGAGAAACGAAAAACCGCGCCGAGGTTCCCCAAGGCGCGGTTTCGTCCCGATTTTGGAATTTCTGACATGCCGGTCAGCGGACGTCAATCCCCGTTCTGTGGATCGACCGCTCGACGCGCTTGCTGAGGCGAGCGCTGCAGAGCTCGATCATGATCGCCCACGAGAGGCCGCCGACCTCTTCGGAGATCTCCATCACCCGGTACCAGAGCGTGGCATCGCGCAGCAGAGCGCAGGTATCGTGCCCCGCGCGCGTCAGGCGGTAGCTTTCGCCGCAGGCGGCCACGAGCCCGTCATCGGCGAGGATCTGGTAGTGATACCAGACGCGGGTGTCGTCGCGGGAGGGGCGAAGGAAGGCGGTGGGGGCGTCCTCGAGATCGAGGAGCATGTCGCGCAAGAGGGCGGGATCGAGCCGCATCACGACCTCCCGCGGAACTGGATGCGGCGCCCGTCGAGCCCTTCGACGATGCAGGCGAGGGCGCGGAGTAGCCCATCGGGATCTCGCACCGTCTCGTCGTCCAGGCACACCCGCAGCGCCTCGGACCGGGCCCGCGCGTCGACGAAGCCCAGCCATCCCTGCAGCGACATGTAGGCGGCCACGGCCGAGACGGCCTTCTCCTCGTCGGTTCGGTCATCCGGAGCCGGATCGTCGGCCGAGGCCTCGAGCGCATCGAGGGGCACCAGCAGCCGAAGGCAGACCGCATGACGCCGAGGCGCCCCGATGGCGGAGTCGTAGCGCGCGACGACCCGGCGCATGTGCTGCACCGCGCCGAACAGGTCGACCCGCTCCTCGCCATCGGCGATGCCTCGGATGATCGCCCGGCCAGCATTGCAGCCGGCCATCTGCGTCCGCACCGCGCGCATGTTGCGCACGTTCGGCGAGATGCCGAGCGCGAGGCACCGGGCCCGAAGATTGTTCCGCTGCATCTCGATTGCCTCCATGTCGGCTTTCTCCCTCCGCACCAGCCGACCATTCGGCTCCCGTGCGCCTGATTTCCTCGGACGACCCTTCGCCATCAGCCCATGCCCTCCATCGCGTCCCGCTGCCGGGCGGCGCGGAGCGCGAGATCGTGCGCGGCCTGCTGACCGGCCTCCCAGCCGCGAGCGGCTTCCTCGCCATAGGTCGCCCGGCGGATGCCGAAGGCGGCGGAGCGGTAGCGGCCGATCAGATCCTCGGAGACGAGCCCCGAGCGATGGAGCGCGACAGCCTCGGCGCCCCAGAGGAAGCCCTCGCCCACCGGCTCGCCCCTGGACATGCGCGCAGCGGCGACCCGAAGGCGATCAACGTCCTCGGCCTCGGCCAGGCGGGCAGTCGATGCCGGTGCGCCCGTGGCGCGAGCCGCCTCCCGGATCTCCTTCTCGGTCGGCCAGAAGCGCGACCCGACCTCGCCAAGGGCGGCCTCGAACTTCGGCCACCAGATGGCGAGATCGGAACGCGGCGCGTTCCGGGCGAGGCAGGACACCAGCGCGCGAACCTCGTCGACCTGCGCCTGCGGCTTGTCCTTCAGGTGCGAGGGCGGCGCGCGGCGCTCGAGGAACCGATGGAGCTTCTGCTCGAGATCGATGGTGTGCAGGCTCATTCGGACTCGTCCTCTCGTTCCGCCCGGATCTGGGCAAAGATGGTTTTCAGGTCGACCGAGCTCTCGGGCTTGCGGTCGAAGGAGGCGTTCAGCCACGCGACGGGCTCGACCGCGCCGGCGCGGGAGCACTCGTCGAAGGCGGCGAGGATTTCGGGATCGGAGTGACCGGCCTTCCGCCATGCGCCGATGACGGACCGGGCCCGGCGCTCGTCGACCCCGCGGCCGGTCAGGAAGGCCACTCCGACCGAGAAGATCGAGGGCTCGGAACGGCCCTGATCCTGATCACGATCAGACCCCTCCGACGCCGCCGAAGGTGGCCGATACGAAGTATCGGAATACTCTTTCTGACTCTGGCTCTGGCTTGCTATAGCGTTCGCTAAGCGCGCCTCTTTATCTTTCAATGCCTTAGCCTTTCCGCCGAGCGCACCACTTTGTCGGTTAACTTCCTGTTTCGTGACAGCTTCACTCAACTCGCGGGCGAGACGGCGATTTGTGAGCCGGCCGTCGACCTCCTCGAAATGGTGCGAAATCCCGGCCCAGACGCGCGGCCAATCTCGGCCGCAGCGCGCCATCCGGCGGAGCTTCCCCTCGTCGGACGACAGCGTTCCGCCGGCCTTCCACATGGCCATGAGGAGCAGCAGATACGCCCCGACCTCGCGCGCATCGAGATCGAGCGTGTCGGACAGGAAGTCCGAGATCCACAGCTTCATGAACGGCCGGTCGCTCACAACGCGCACCCCGCTTCAGGCTCGGCCAGAGCCGGAGCGAACCGCTCGACCTCGTCGCCCCAGACTGTCCAGCCCGGCCGGCTCTGACGGGAGAACACCTCGATCCGCCGGGCGCCTGGCATCAGGCGCTCGGCCTCGAGGAACGCCTCGTCGGGCTTCCGGGAGTGCTCGCGGAGCGGCCCCTCTATCACCGAGCGGACGTTGCGCGCGGTCCGGACCCGGCCGCGCGTGCCGATGAGGAACGGCTCTCCTGCGCACCGCAGGATGTAGCCCGTCCCGAAGGCGAGCTTCCCGTGCCGCGTCCGCTTCACCCAATGGCCGCCGGTTTTGAACTGGAAGCCCCAGGCAGCCAGCGCCTCCAGCGCCTGTGGCAACATCGGGTTGGTCGCCCACAGCCAGCACAGCGAGTCAGGCGCGGCCAGAACATGCACCGGAAGCGCCTTGATCCATTCGAGCGGCGAGCAGCGGTAGTGGGCATGCGGGCTCTTGGCCTCGCCCCTGCTCGAGCGCAGCCCGAACGACCACGGCGGATCGATCATGAGCAGGTCGAACCCGCCCACCGGGCGAAGCTCGAGCCACTGGTCATAGACGGGCAGGGCGGTCACCTCGCCCTCCCGGCTGCGGCTGCAGCCGCCCGGCGCTTCGCCTGCCGCGCCTTCACCAGCTCCGCCTCGGCGCGCATCTGCTCGGCCAGCTGCTGCTCGCGATACTGGACCAGCGTCATTGTTGGCAGAGCGCCCACCGGCCGAGCGGGAAGGTCGAGCCGAACCCGGAACTTCCAGACCGTCCGGGTGCCCACGCCAAAGGCCTCGGCGATATCGGCCGCCGAAACGCCCGCAGTCCACATGGCGCGGAATTCGGGCCAGCGATGGGCCGGAATGGCAGGAGGCTTGACACCCGGCCTCCGCTTCGGGAGGCCGAGCCGATCGCGCGTATTCGAGACGGTGCGCATGTCGATCGAGAAGGCTGTCGCGATCTCAGTAACCGGACAGCCCGCCTCCCACATCGCGCGGAACAGCGGCTCCCGATCTGGACCGACCGCGGCGACCTTGGTGGCGAGGGAACGGGGCGGCAGGCCCATCTGCCGCCGCCGCATGCCGAGCCCATGGGTCGAGATGCCGAACTTCTCCGCGATCGCCTTGACCGGGACAGTCTCATCCGCCCAGAGGCGACGGAGCTCGGCCGGCGCTATGCGGACGAAGTGTCCCATCAGGCAACGGCCTCCGCGGCCTGCCACGAGGGCAGAGGCCCGAGCGGCTCCACGACGACCACGGTCTGCGCGACCGGGCCCCACCGCTTCTCCTTCACGACGCGCGCGACCTGCGAGTCATCGGCGAAGGCGATCCGGTTCAACCCGTCCAGGATCGACTTCTCGACGTTGTCGAGATCCGGCTTCTGGGTGTGGGGCTGCCCGAGGCAGGCGAGGCGGCGCTTCTTCGGCCAGCTGGGCGCAGGGACGAAGGTCGCCTCGATCCGGATCGAAACTGGCCCCTCGAGCGGCCTCGGGAACTTGGGCAGCGCGATATCGCGGACGGTGGACTCGAACGAGACGGTAGCCTTCGGAGTGAATGCGCGCCCGGTGGCGCGCGAGAAGTTGTGCCGCTGCTTTGCGAACGGCTTTCCGGGAATGACGAAGGAGACCATGGATCACACCTCCGGCGACGGCGGAGGCAGGAGCTTGCCCTTGTCCGTCTCAGGCTTGCGCTCCTCCTCGAGCGGCAGGTCGCCCTGATCCGGCATGGCGCAGGCCGGCCCGCGCTCGTCCATGAAGGTCTCGGAATCGACCATCAGGATCATGACCTGCTCGCCCACCGCATCGCCCAGCACCTCGCGATAGAGGGCGATGTTGGGACAGGTGATCTTCGCCTCGAGACCCTTTTCGCCCTTGATCTTCACCTCGCCGAGCGTGACCGCGGCATGCGGCCACTCGTAGCCGGTGAACAGCGCGACGGTCTTCCGGATGATGTCCTTTGCCGCGAGATCCACGCCATTGATCACGTCCGACTGGTCGGCCTCGGCCATCTGCGCCCACGGCTTGCGCAGATCCCGGATCCGCATCAGCATCGCATCGCGCAGATCGCCGCGCAGGCTTTCGAGCCGCGGATCGAAGGCAGGCGCCTGATCCTCGGACATGGTGACTTCTCCCGTTTCCGGGTCGATCTTTTCCTTTTTCGGCATGGTCAGGTCTCCAAGGCCGGGAACGCCCCGGCAAGCGGGCGGTCAGCCAGCGCGGCCTAGCGCCAGAATTTCGAGGTTCACGCGCCGGAGGTGGGCGCTACAGGTCGAGGCTTCCCTGTGCTGGTCCAGCGACAGGCGCCTCGTGCGCTCGATCAGGAGCGCGGTCCGCATGAAGCCCAGCAGCCGAAGCCGCTCGAGCCTCGGCGACGGATCGGTGATCGGCGCAAACCCAGAGGTAACCTGCTCGGCCGGCGGGAAGCTGGGAGCGGAGACCCGGAAGGCGAAAGCCGAACGAAGCCGGGAGAGCGCCACAGACGGCGCACGGATGGTCAGAGGGAGGCACATGCGACCCTCCGGAAATGGAAAGCAGGGGAACCCCGACCGCGTCCCGCCCCTGCACGAGAGCCTCGCCGGATGACCAGTCCGACCGCGGTGGGGATTGCGATGGCGGCAGGCTCAAGCCGCGAGGATGGGCGAGCCTGCCGCTGATCGTCGGACGGGAGCGCGCCGACGATGGAAGAAAAGGCCGAGGCGCGAGAGCCCCGGCAAGTGACCGCGCAGGGACAGTCTATTGCGCGGCAAGTTATCGCTAACGAGCGCACGATGTGCTCTCGGATGCTTGTGCAAAGTCGTCGCTATCCCTTTGAACGGTTTGCGGAGAATCCACATGTTGTGTATTTTCTACCATACCGCGAGCGCCGAACATTGAGCGCGGGCACCGGACACCCAGCTTCTCGGCCAGACCACTGAGGGGCAGATACCAGGACAGAGGAAATGAGCCTCGAACGACTGCATTCCCCACAGCCGTCACATGACGATGGCCGAGGGCATCCGCCATCTGACGGCGGCCTACCTGCTTCGCAAACTCGCGGGGTGTCGTTTCCATGAGCGAGAGCGAACCACAGAACGTGGAATTAAACAAGTCCACAGTGCGTGGAAAATCGAAAGCGGCTTTTGATCGAGATGAGAAGGCTGCTCGAGAGTCCGACCGCAACCGTCAGATCGGGCAGAGGCTTGAGACGCTCCGCTTGGCGTTCGGCGGGGAGACGCAAAAGGTGTGGTGCGAGAAGAACGGCATCCGGCAGACCGCGTGGAACAACTGGGAGCTTGGCAACCGGCGCATCAGCGTCGAGGAGGCCGAGAAGCTCTGCCAGCGCTACGGGCTAACCCTTGACTGGATCTATCTCGGCAGACGGGACGGATTGTCGGCCAGCGCCGCGAAGGTGCTCTGAGGGCAGTCGCGAAGCACAGGCCAGATCGCGTCGAGCGAGAGACCTTCTCGCTCGGCGATCTCAAGCGCGCGGTCGAATCGTTCGTCCAGGGAAAGGTTGGGCTCGGCAGTCTCCTGCTGCTGCGTCATGAGGCTCGCGCTCCGGGTGCATTTCGTCGGGGTCTACCGGAAGCCTGAACGAGACGTGAACACTCCGCAAGACTGAAAAAGCCCTCCGCCGAGATATTTCCACAGATCGTGGTTTCATGCTTGCTTGATCCACAAAGCGTGGTTTAGCGTCCATCCAGCCCGGAAGCTCGGGCGGAAGGGCAGACCATGACCACCACCCACATCATCGACGCGGGCGAGACCTGCCGGACCTGCCGCGGGAAAGGCTGGCTCGAGGAGCCGGTGCCCGCCTTCGGCCAAGCCGCCGGCGCGATCCGATGCTTTGCCTGCGGCGGGAGCGGCGCCCGCACCGTGATCCTGCGGGAGCCGCGGGCATGAGCAGGGCATGGGCCTACTACAACGAGTTTGACCCCAAGGCAGCGGCATGGTTGCGCGAACTGATCCGCCGCGACCTGATCGCCCCGGGCGAGGTCGACGAGAGGAGCATCGCCGATGTCGCGCCAGATGACATTCTGGGATTCACTCAGCACCACTTCTTCGCCGGGATCGGAGGATGGAGCCTCGGGCTTCGCCTCGCCGGATGGCCCGACGACCGGCCGGTCTGGACAGGATCCTGCCCATGCCCGCCGTTCAGCGCGGCCGGCAAAGGCAGCGAGTGTCCTAGCTGCGGCGGCCGAAGCTGTCTCTCGCATCCTCTCGTCACAGCCGGATGGATCTGTCTCGATTGCGGCGACGAGTGGCGAGGCGACGATCGACACCTCCTCCCGGAATTCATCCGCCTTCTCGGTGCTGCCGCTCCTGCAAGCTGCTTTGGAGAGCAGGTTGCGAGCCGAGACGGACTGCTCTGGCTCGAGACTCTACGGGCTACGATGGCAGTCTGCGGACATGCCGTTCTCGCCGCCGATCTGCCGGCTGCGGGCTTCGGCTCCCCGCAGATCCGGCAACGCCTCTTCTGGCGAGCGGAGCGGCTGGCCGACGCCGACTGTGGCCGACAAGGATCGCGGGATTGGCACGATGAGGCCGCACGACACGGGGCACCCGCTGCCGCAGATCGCGAGCCTCGCGGGCTGGCCGACGCCGAACGCGGGGCCGCAGAACGACACGGACACACGCTGGGAGCAGCGCCGGGAGCGCTGCAAGGAGCGGCACGGCAACAACGGCTTCGGGATGACGCTCGGCATGGCGACCCAGCTCGCCGGCTGGGCGACGGCCTCGGCGCGGGACTGGAAGGACACGGCCGGCATGGCGACCAGCGGGACGAACCCGGACGGCTCGGCCCGGACTCGGCTGGATCAGCTGCCGCGGCAGGCGCAGCTGGCTGGCTGGCCGACGCCGATGGCCGGGACGCCAGCGCAGAACGGGAACAACCCGGCGGGAAACACGGACAGCAGCCGCAAGACGGTGGAGTTGTGCAGCGTGGTGGGCCCGGCCCGACTGCTGGCTTCTGGCGAGATCCTGAGTGGCTGCTCTGCCGAGATGAGCTCTGGCGGCCAGTTGAACCCGGCACATTCCCGCTGGCTCATGGGCTACCCGCCCGAGTGGGACGACTGCGCGGTTACGGCAATGCCATCGTCCCGCAGGTCGCCGCGGCCTTCATCCGGGCCAGCGAAGAAGCCCTAGCCGAGGCCGAGGCCGCCGGCTGGAGGTTCGCCGCATGAACCTCGCCCAGACCTCACACCACCCGATCCCCGATCCCGCGAAAGGACCGCGCTGATGACGCACGACCACCGCACCGAGACCGAGATCGCCGACAGGCTTTCCGGCCGCTTCGACGACATGAACGCGCGAGCGGCCCGGGCCCGAGCCTTCGGCCACCTCACATGGGCCCTCGCGATCAGCGCCGCGATGCTCGCCGGATTTCTCGCCGGATACCTCGCGAGCAAAGGGCTCGCCAACGCCGCCCACGAGGCGGTCAACGCCCAGGAATGGAGGGGCTGATGAACGACCTGACCACCACCGGAACCGCGATTGCGCTGCCAAACGAGACAGCGCTTGCGACCGTGCTGAAGGACACCGCGCAGACGGACTCGCTGGCCGCGAAGATCCGCGCCGCTGCCTTCGCCGAGGCGAAGGGGCTGGACCCGGCCAGCGCCAAGGATCGCGAGAGGCTGCGCTCTATCGCCTACAAGCTCTCGCAGACGAAGGCCGAGGCCGAACGCCAACGCAAAGCCCTGACCGAGAAGTCGAGGAAGGAAGTCGCGGCCATCAACGCGGGCGGCATCCGGCTCGAGGAGTCGCTCGCCACCTTGCGCGACGAGATCCGGAAGCCGGCGGTTGATTGGGAAGCCGCCGAGGAGGCGCGCAAGCAAGCCCTCGAGGAGCGGCTGAAGGATTGCTTCAGCCGGCCGGCTCCGACCGGCTCCGCCGAGATCCGGACCGAGATCGAGCGCGTCGAGGCGATCGCCCTTGACGACAGCTGGCAAGAGAAGGTGCTCGCCGCAGAGCTCGCGAAAGTCGACTGCCTCGAGCGCCTGAACGATGCCCTCGCCGCGGCGAATGCCCGCGAGGAACAGGAGCGCGAACTGGCCCGGCAGCGCGAGGAGCTCGAGCAGCTGCGCCGCGAGAAGGCCGAGCGCGAGGAGCGGGAACGCTGCGAGCAGGAGGAGCGCGACCGCAAGGCGCGCGAGGAGCAGGAGGCGAAAGAGCGCGAGGAGACGCTCCGCCGCATCAACGAGCAGGCCGCCGAGAAGAAGCGGCAGGAAGAAGCGCGTCTGGCGCTCGAGCGGGAGGCCGCGGCGAAGAAGGCACGGGAAGATGCCGAACGCGCCGCGGCCGAACGCGAGGCGGATCTGGCCCGCCAGCTGCAGGCGCAGAAGGAGGCAACGGAGCGCGCGGCCCAGGCCGAGCGCGACCGGATCGCCGAGGAGCAGCGGCAGGCGAAGGCGGCCGAGGAGAAGCGGCGCGCCGATCAAGAACACCGCACTCGCGTCCGCGACCGGATCTTTCAGGCGATCGAGCCGATCATCGGCGACCGTTACACGGCCGGCGCCACCGCCGATGCGCTGATGGAAGGCAAGATCCCGCACATTGAGGTGCGGCTCTGATGCTGCTCGCCGGAACCCACTCCATCGACGCCGAGGCCTATCATGCCGACCCGGCGCCCAAGCCCAGCCTGTCCAGCACCCTCGCGCGGATCATCATCAACCATAGCCCGCGCCACGCTTGGACCGCGCACCCGAAGCTGAACCCGAACTGGCAACCCACCGAAAGCGAGACCTTCGACATCGGCCGCGCCGCCCACCGGGCGATCCTCGGCCGCGGCGGTGAATATGTCGCCATTCCGGAGCACATCCTCGCCAGCAACGGCGCGGCCAGCACGAAGGAGGCGAAAGCCTTCATCGCCGACGCCCGCGCCCTCGGCCGGACGCCGCTGAAACAGGACAAGGTCGACGGCATCCTCGCCATGCGACTGATCCTGCAGCACCGGCTGCGCGAGATGAAGATCGAGCTCGACCCGGCCTGCTCGGAGATCGCGGCGATCGCCGAGATCGACGGGACATGGTGCCGCTGCATGGTGGACAACGCCCCGAAAGACCGGTGCCTGCCGCTCTACGACTTCAAGACCACGATGGACGCGAGCCCCGAGGCGATCCGGAAGTCGATCGAGACCTATGGCTATGACGTCCAGATGGCCCACTACCTCGACGTCTGGAAGGCGGCCACCGGCGAGGATCGGGATTTCGTTTTCATCTTCCAGGAGAAGGAGCCGCCCCACGAGGTCGGGGTCGCGAAGCTCCTGAACTTCCGCCACCACCCGGCCGACTTCATGGAGGAGGCCCGCGACAAGGCGCACACCGCCCGGCAGGTCTGGGGCTCCTGCGTCGAGACCGGCAACTGGCCCGGATACCCGCCGCTGATCATCGAGATCGGCGCTACCGCCTTCCACAAGGGCCGGTGGATGGAGAAGGCCGGCCGCGTGGCGGCCAACAAGCCCGACAAGAAAATCGTCCAGCAAGCCGCTGATTGGCAGCGGCCCTGAAAGCACAGGAGAGACCCGTGAAAACGCTGACCAACGAACAAGCCGCCGCCCTGCTGGCCTTCCTCGAGTCCTTCGAACTGCACACCACCGGTGTCTGGACGATCATCGCCGCCGCGATGATGGAGGAATGGGGCATCACCGACCCCGAGGCCGCCCTCGAAGACGCCAAAGCCGCGCTGCAGGCATGAGGGAGGCCACCATGCAGACGCGCATCTACATCGCCGGACACTTCGCCGGCCACTCCCGCAGCTACACCTATCACGACGACACCGGGACCGGCGCGCAGGCCGGCGATGTGGTGCAGGTGTCGAGCCGAGGACGGCGGTCCGAGCTCTTCGTGACCGCGGTCACCACCGAGCGCCCGCCCTTCGAGACCAAGCAGATCGACAAGCTGCTCCGGAAGGGAGGCGCGGCATGATCCGGTTCGTCCCCGTCTCGCAGATCAGCGAGCCGCTCTCGGTCACCCTCGGGCTCTCGGGCTCGAGCGGGACCGGCAAGACCTACAGCGCCATGCGGGTTGCCCGGGGCATGGCCGAGGGAGCCGCCGGCCAGAAGGGCGCTCCCTTCCTCTACGTCGACACCGAGAACCGCCGCGCGCTGCACTACCGCCGCGAGTTTCCCGAGATGGTGCATGCCGACTTCACCGCCCTCGACGAGGAGACCGGAGACATGGTGGGCTTCGGCCCCGACCGCTGGATCTCGGTCCTCGACGAGGCCGAGCGGCAAGGGGCGACGGCACTGATCCTCGACAGCTTCAGCCACGCATGGGAAGGGATTGATGGCGTCCTCGACCGGCAGGCCAAGGCCCTCGACCGGCTGGTCGCCGCAGCGGCGGCCCGCGCCAACGGCCGAGAGGTGAACCCCGACAGCTTCAACCAGCTTTCGTGGGCCGAGGTGAAGCCGCCCTACCGCCGGCTGATCGACCGGATCGTCCGGGCGAAGCTGAACCTGATCATCTGCACCCGCGCGAAGCCGGTCCTGCAGAAGGGCTATGGCGCCAATGCGAAGAACGCCCGCAAGACCAAGACCCGCCGGGACGATGTGCCGTGGGACATCGCGGGCGACGGCGACCTGATCTTTGAAATGACGGCCATGATGATGTTGGACCCGAGCGCCCCCGGCTGCCCTGTCTACCAGATCAAGTGCGCCGACCAATTCAAGATGCTCTTCGACCCGAAGCGCCCCATGACCGAGGACACTGGCCGCCAGATGGGCGAGTGGGCGCGGAACCAGGGCAACGCGGCCGATCAGAAGAAGCTGCTCGACGAGGCGCGGGACGTGGCCCGCCGCGGCACCGACGCCCTACGCAGCTGGTGGAAGGCGAACCCGGACAACCGGCCGGTGGCGAACACCATCCTGACCGAACTGCAGGATCTCGCCCAGAAGGCCGACCACGCGGCCACGGCTGACGACAGCGACCCCTTCGCCGGTGCCGCGGACAGCGATGGCCTCACGCCCCAGCAGCGCGCCGAGATGGAGGCGGCCGAAAAGGCTTTCCGGGAACAGCAGGAGAAGGAAGCGCAGGCATGAGCGACGAAACGTTCACGCTCAACACGAAAGAGATCTGCCCGATCATGGCCGATGTCCTGAGCGCGCTGATCATGTCTGAGGTGGATATCAACAGCCGGGCGGTGCGCGTGGCTGTAGCCGCTCTTGGTATCGCCTTGATCCAAGAGGAAGGCATGGATTCCTCGGCCGACGATGTGACCGATGGGCTCAACATGCTGGCGGGCGCATTCACGGGCGCACTGGAGAAGAAATACGGCGGTGCGGCATGAGCACTGCCACCACCAGAGAGAGCGACCGCTACTTCCTCCGACTTCCGGACGGGATGCGCGGCGAGATCAAGGCCGCAGCTGCCGCCAACGGCAGGAGCATGAACGCCGAGATCGTCCACCGCCTTACCGGAGGAGCGCCCGGCCGGCTCGACCACCTCGAGGCGCGCGTCGGACAACTCGAGGAGACGGTCTACTGCCGCTCGATGCTCCCCAGGCTCCCCAGCGGATCCATCAAGGAAAGCGATTTCGACTGGCCGACCGACACCGGCGAGGCCGCAGCGGATGCCGTTCCCGGGAACGACTGCCCGTGCTGTGGTGGCTCGGGGCACATCGACGACGCTTCCGCAGCCCTCGCAGAGGTGCGCCGGGCCACGCGGGATGCGGCGATCCGCGAGGCCGCAACGAAGCTCGAGACGACCCTCGGGATGACCTTGCGCCAACAGGTGCGTGCAATCCTCGACCTGATCGACCAGGTCAGCGCCGCCGAGATCGGGAAGGAGGCCGCCAATGGCTGACGCCACGGTCAAGAACGCGCCGAGCGAACTCATCCACTCGCCGCCGAGCCTGACGATCTTCGCCGACGCATCGGTGATCCCGCAGCAGCAGGTCGCCGGCTGGGGCGGATGGGCGCGCGGGAACGGCCGCCAACCGCTTCTGGAAGGCGGCCCGGTCCCGTTCGCGGCCGACAGCACCCTCGCCGAGCTTCATGCCCTCGCCAGCATGATCGAGCGTATCCACGAGACGGGCTACATGCTGCCCGACGACCGATCCGTCCTGCTGCAGTCCGACAGCCTCGGCGCCCTCGGCATCCTGAATCTGGCGCTCGAGAATAGCTGGGCGTCGAAGCGCGCGGGCAGCGCCGACATCAAGCGGGCGCGCACGATCAAGCCCGCGGTGGAGGTGCCGATCCGCCGGATCGTGTCCCTGCTCGACGGGACACAGGTGGTCTACCTGCGCCATGTGCGCGGGCACGAGAAAGGGCGCCATGCCCGTTCTTGGGTGAACGAGCAGTGCGACAAGCGAGCCAAGGCCGAAGCGCGGGCGCAGATCGGAGGCGGCAATGGATGACGACCTCTCCGACCGCGCCAACGCCCTGCTTGAGGAACTGCACACCCTCGGAACGATCAAGCCGTCCGGCCGGAAGGCCCCGGCCGCCGAACTGATCCGGCGTGGCCTCGCGAAATACCACGGCCGGAAGCTCGAACTGACGCCGGCCGGGCATTTCTGCATGGCGCAGAAGGGGACCGGCAATGCCTAAGCGTCCCGCGCCTCCACGCTATCGGACGCGGGAGGCCGTTGTTTCCGTCGAGGTCGGATATGGCTTCGAGCGTCGAAGGATGTTCATCGCCGAGCGAGAGGTGACGCTTCTGCGTTTCGCCTCCCTGCGCTTCTCGATCTGGCTCCATGCCGGAGAGTGGAGACCATCGCGCACAGCGGCGGAATGGGATGCCCTCTCCGATGCCGCGCTGCGCCAGCCGCTGGAACCCGCCCGCCCCGTGATCCTCCCGGCCGACCTCCGGGCCGCCACATGCGGGCCGACTAGGCCGGCGCCCCCAAAGCCACCCCATAAAGGATTCAGCTGATGGCCGACGAACTGACGAAGGAGGAACTGCGGACCCTCCTGCGCCTCACGACGAACGAAGATCTCCCCTCGGCAGCGATGCGCAAGGGGCCGGATGGCACCTTCACCCTCGACGGAAAGTCCTTCTTCAGAGTCGACCCCGCCCGCCCGCCTTCAATGGCCTTCGACCCGCAGGCCAGAGCCGACACCATCACGGTCATGCGGATCATCGCGGCGCGCACCTTGCGTCGGATCAACAAGGAGACCGACCAGCTCGTCAGAAGCCTGCACATCCTCGCCAGGCAGATGGAGAACGCCGAGGCCACCGACGACTGAGGAGAACTCCATGCCCAAGCGCACCCCCAGCAAGAAAGCCCTCGCCGCCGCGCTCGCGGCGATGGCGCCGCCGCCGAAGCCTGAACCACCCCCCGAACCCAAGAAAGGAACCGACGAATGAAGCGCCTGATCTTCGCCGCCGCCATCCTCGCCGCCCCGGCCGCCGCCCAGACGGAAGGCGAGCGGGACTTCTGTCATGACATCGCATCCTTCGCCCGGACCGCCGCAGAGGAGCGGGACCGCGGCATGACGCATTCCCAGGCAATTGCCACGGTTGCGCAGGTCGCCGACACCCAGCCCGAGCTCGCGGCCCTCTTCCTCGAGATCGTCTCGGGCACCTTCGCCAACCCGGACATGTCCCCCGATATGTCGAGCGGCATCGCCTTCTCGGCCTGCATCACCAGCTTCTAGGAGACACCCACATGCACGACGAAGACCACGACGACTCGGCCGCCGAAGGTCGGTTCTTGACGCAGACCGAAGCGGAAGCCGAGTGCGAGCAGCTGCCGCCCCCGCCGGAGCCCTCCGCGGAGGAGAAGCTCGAGGAGATGGCCGCAGCCCTGCAGCGATCAAAGCAGGCGCTTCAGCTGGTAATGGTCGAGCTCTTCGAGGCCAACACCATGCTCAAGCTGATGGTGGTTCGGCCGGACGAGAAAAGCCGCGCTCTGGCGCAGACCTATCTGGCCCGCGCGCGGAACGTCGAGGTGGCCTGACCATGCCAGCCGCCAAGCCCAGCAAGACCGCGATCACCCGTGCGATCTCGGCATGGAAGGAGAGCGGCCTCGAAGTCGGCGGGATGGAGATCGCGGCCGATGGCACGATCCGCATTACCGCGCCGGTAGACAAATCGGCCCCGCGCGAGCAGCGTGTCGGCCCCAAGCAATGGCCGAACAGGTGACCGCTGTGAAGCTCCACTACCCTGGGCTCTGGGCAGAAAAGATGCCGTCCGGAGCGACCCGATACCGAGTGCGCGCCGAGGGGCGCAAGACCGTCATCACGTTGATACCTGTCGGGCCTGACCACCCCGACTTCCTCTCCCACTACAGCGCCGGGCGACAGGGCGAGAAATGGGCCGGCCCTGCGACAGCGCCGCAGCCGAAGGCGGTGACCCACTCGATCCAATGGCTGGTCGGCAGATACCTCACGCACCTCGAGAGCCTCGTCGAGGCGAAGCTCGCCTCCCTGCTCACCTTGAGGCAGCGCCGCTCTCAGCTGCGCCGGTTCTGCGAAATGCCGACAGAGGATGGCGGCACCTACGGCGAATATGACTTCCGGGCACCTCGCAGCGCGATCATCGCCGCGCGGGACCAATGGCGGCACAAGCCCGGCGAGGCCGACAACCTCGTGAAGTCGATCTCGGCCATGTATCGGTGGGCCATCGACGAGGCGGAGATCGCGACCGAAAACCCGGCCGCGGGCATCAAGAAGCTGAACAAGGGAGGCGGAGGCGCCGCAGCCTGGACGGCCGACGACCTCAAGCGATTCCGCGAGGCGCACCCCTTCGGCACGACCGCGCACCTATGGCTCACGCTGCAGATGTTCACCGCCTGCCGGATCGACGACGCGCGCAAGCTCGGCCGCAGCAACGAGATCGATAGGGGAGGGACGCTCTGGCTGGAATTCCAGCCCGGCAAGAAGGGGAGCGCTCCCGTCTCGATCCCGATGCTCCCGCCGCTCCTCAAGGCAGCGCGAGCCCAGAAGGTCCAGGGGGCGACATATCTGCTCACCGCGGCCGGCAAGCCCTTCAGCACCGCGGAGAGCCTGCGGAACCGCGTCCAGAAATGGTGCGCCGCCGCGGGCATCGAGGGGAAGTCCTCGCACGGCATCCGAAAGGCCGCGGCCGAGCTTCTCGCCGAGGCCGGATGCACCCAGCACCAGATCATGGCGCTTATGGCGCACACCCAAGCGAAGACCTCGGAGATCTACACGAAGGGCGCCCAGCGACGGCTTCTGGCGGCCGATGCCGCCGCGGCTCTGGCCACCCTCGAATGGTGA